CTCGTCAAGGATGCGAACCCGTGTGCCCCGCTCGTGGATTAGGTCGAGGCGGGGGGCGGCTGTGTTCCCCGGAATGGTGAATGCAGCCTCCCCAGCCCAACGCCCAATCGTCACCGACCCGCTAGTGAACGCGCCGAGACTATTCCTGCGGGTCCGGTCCTTGTCGAAAAGCTGGACCTCAAACATAGACCCCCCTCACCAGGCGCGATAAAAACGGGGGTGAATGGAAGCCTGAACCGTACCCGCACCAGTCATAGACAACGACAAAGCTGCACGACCACCCTGGGGGATAGGCGCGAAACCCCAGCCCGTAAGCTGCCCGGTCACATTCACGCCATCAAGGAACGCCTGCTGATCCAACGGATCCGTGTCAACCGTCAACGTCGCACCCTCCGGAATCGAACCCGAGAACACAACCTCACGATCACCAACACCAAGAGTCACACCAGTAAGACCGCCCGTGCCAGCAGTCACCCGCCAAACAGGCCACGCATCAATATCGCCAGGATTATCAATCTCAGCACCATCAAGCGTGTTCCCCTTACTAATAACAAACGGGGTAGCACCAGGAGACACACCATCAACAGGACCGCCACCATACAGATTCTCCGGGGCAATCGAGTTGAACTCTTTGACAACCGGCTGAACGGCGCGCCAAAACGGGTCATCCGCAATCAGCGACACCGCATACTTAGCCCAACCAAACACATGCGGGTCACGCGGATAACCATGATCCCCGTTATCGTCAGCCCTAAGAACAAGCTCACGAGTACCCGAACTAGTTGTCACACGCCACGAACCGAACCGGCCCGGAAACAACGTCTGCCAAAACTCCGAATCAAGGCTACGAAACGCATCAGACCCAGCATCCGCATAAAGGAAAAGAGGCCAAACAACCGGGCGAGGCTGAACAGACCCACCCGTATACACCTGACCATGCGCCACAGGAGACTGCGCCTGAACCCACGCAGCCTCCCGAGGCATATGCAAACCAACAAGATCCTCAGCCATCAAAAACGTGCCAGACCGCCAATTCGACAACTCCCAACGCGAACCATCATGACCAACCCACTCATGCACAGTCCGCAACCACGGAGACGAAACAGTAGGAGGAGCACTAGCCGGCGAAGCATAAACAACACTCACTAGAGAACCCCCTCAACGATTCGCTGCCGACGCTCAGCACGCTCAACCTGCCGTGCCACCTCATCAGGCATCCACCCAACATTGCCCTGAATAGTGATAGACCTACCGCCCCCACCCTCCAAAGCAAGCTTGCTGATATCCGACCACTGCTGCGGGTTCAACAACGCTTCCGGCTTCCTCGTCTTATTCAGGATCCGTGTGTAACCCGGACGGATGACGCCACCGTTATCGTGCAACTCAGCAGCCTCACCCGAACCGCCGAAGAAGCTCTTGATGTTGCCCCAAATGTCGCCCGCGATCTTCTTGATGCCGTTCTGAATATCAGTGACGATCTTCACCACCGACTCAATCCCGGACTTGGCAAGACCACCAGCGGCATCAACAAACAGGCCAGCACCAGGGAAAGCCTTCTTGAACGCCGCCATCAGAGTGTCAACCAGCCCGGAGAACGGGTTGGATGGCGAATCATCAGGCAACTGGGATGACGCCATGCCCTTACCCGGTGCACCATAAATGGAGCGGAGAGCATTCGCATCAGCAATCGTCGGCTTACCCAGCCCGTACATGGTGTTGTAGTTCATGATCGAACGAGCGCCGGTAGCCATAGCGTGAGGCAACCCGAGCGCGTGCCCGATCTCATGCGCCGCGACCGTCCGACGAGCCCGCCAATCCATCGCGGCACCAGCAGCCGGGTTGAAGTACATGGACCCGCCGCTGTAATAGCCAGCCCAATTCGGGATAGCCGCAAACGGAAGCCGCGACGTCTCCATGCCATACACGAAAGGCGAGCGCCCAACCTGCGCCTTACCCGGCTCCACCCGCACATTCGCCAAACCGTTCCACATGCGAGCAGCCTGATCCAACGACCAACGCATCTTAGACGCGCCATCACCATCAACCGTCAAACTATTAGCCCGGTCGATATTCTCAAACGCCGGACCACGGAACGACGGAACACCACCGAACACATGCGAACCAACAGCAGCCTGCGGACCCCCAGCGAGGGCGTGCGCTGTTTCCTTGGCCGTGTAGACGCGCCCCGGCTTCGAGAAGTTGACCAACTCGGGGCCCTCTTCACCGACCATCGCCCAACCCGGTGCAGCGAACCCACCCTTAGCGAACCCGCGAGGCAGCTTCGGCTTCGGGATGTTCACACCAGGGATCTTGTTGAACGTGTCAACCAAGCCGCCGATGACCGTGTTCACCACGAACTTCACCGGAGTTTTAGCGGCTTCCTTGATCTTGTTCCACGCCGTCGTGATGCCATCCTTAGCGGCCTCAAACGCGGCAGGGATCTTCTTCACCGCATCCGAAATCGCGTTGAACACCGGCTTGACACCGTGGTTCCACACAGTCGAGATGGCCCTGCTGATGCCGTCCCACACCGGCTTGATGATGTTGTTGTACAGCCACGTGAAGATAGGGGCGAGTACGGTCTTGACGAACGCGACGAGTGCGTTGAACACCGGCATCGTAACGTTCTTCCACCACCACGAAATCGCCGCACCAATCGCCGTAAACACCGGCTTGATGATGTTGTTATGCAACCACGTGAACGTCGCACCCAGTTTGTCGCGGATGAACCCGATAGCCAGCCGGAACAACGCCGACGTGACCTGCCACCAGGCATTCACAACCCAGCCAATAGCAGCAAACACAGGCTTGATAATGTTCTGGTGGAGCCAAGTGAACACGGCACCAACCGCATTGAACACGGACAGTACGGTCGGCAGCACATGAGTCTGGAACCAGGTCACGACGCCGCCAACAAACGACTGAATCGCAGCCCACACATTCTGAACAATCTTCCGGCCAGTCTCAGTCTCAGTGAAAAACCAGACCAAACCAGCCACAAGACCCGCAATCAAGCTGATAACCAGCATGATCGGATTAGCCTTCATCACAAGGTTCAAACCCTTTTGAGCAAGAGCAGCAGCATTGGTGGCCGCTGTGTGAATGTTCGTCGCCACAGTCGCACCAATGGTCGCAACCTTGTACGTCAGGAAGATGCCGCCTGCGATAGCGAGCGCACCCATCAGACCGTCAACACCAGCTTGCGTGGAAGTCAGGTTCTTGAAGAACCCTGCCAGCCCCGACACGACAGCCGAGATGATCGGCGTCAACGTCTCAACCGCGACAGTCAGCACACCCGCCACAACCACAGCCAGCTCAGACGCAGCATCAGCCAGATCCGGCAACACCGGACCCAACGCCTTCAACACAACACCCAACGGTGACAGTGCCATAATCAGCGCCAACACGGGCGGACCCAACTGGGTTAGTGCCGGGCCAAGGGATGCCCACACTTCCTTACCCACCCGAGACGCAGTATCCAAGAACCCGCGCAACTTGAACGCAAGGCCCTCCATATAGCCGGCCAAACCAGACGAGGTGATATCCCCGTCGTTCGCCTTCCACGCACTACCAAACGCACGCAGCGAACCAATGCCCTCGCCAACAACCTTGCCGAACCCCTGCTTAGGATCCAGACCAAGAGCCTTCACGAGGTCAGGTGTCATCGCCCCAGCAGTAAGCGCACCCTGGAACGCGAGCACCTTATCCAGCATTCCGGCAACGCCCTGTACCGCACCGAGAGCAGCCAGCCGCGCACCAGTGAACGCCGGGGCGAGAGTCTGCCCAAGCTTCGCCGACACATCAGTCAGCGTCGAGGACAGTGTTTTCGCAACGTTCGCAGTCGAATCGGACGTGCGCGCAAAGTCGCCCTGAGCATCCGAAGTCTGCTTGATAATCAGCGACTGAGCAGCCAGCGTCTTATTCTGCGGTGACAGTGCATCCTTCGTCGTGCTGATGAGCCCCATCGCAAGGGCTTCCTGACGCAACGACGCATCATCCAGCAAGACACCATAAGCGCGGATCGGTTCCATCTCACCACGGAGCGCGGAACCGATAGCCTCGATAGCCTGCTCAGGTGACGTGCCCTTGAACGACGCCATATCCGCTGCAAGAGCTGTCTGCTCCGTAGCGAAATCCGCGAGCGCCTTACCTGACAGCCCAGCAGCCTTGCCGTAAGTGCCGAACGTGTTAGCCGCAGAAATGACCTGCTGCTGAGTCAGGCCCAGATCCTTCGCCGCCGTCTTCGACTGGTCAATGATCTGCTGCATGTTCTTCCCGAACACAACACCAGCCGCAGCCGTCGAATCCTCCAACTCAGAGAACGCGCCAACAGCCTGCTTAGCAAACCCAGCGATCTGACCCGCACCAAACACAGCCAACGCGGGCCCAACAACACGCTTCAAAGATGACGCGAACGAGCCGCCCATCTTCTTACCCATAGCGTCGCCCGAAGCCTTAGCCGACTTCTCAGCCGAACCAAGCTCACGCCCAACAATGCCCTTGAAACCCTTGAGCGACGGAACAATACTGACGTAACTGACAGCCAACTCAGTAGCCAACGGGCACCCCTATTCAGTTCAAGCTGGCGAAGTCGCCACCGAGCCACATCTTCATCTCATCAATCGGCAACGAACCCGAACCGATCTGCTTCTTCGAGTCATCCTCAACACCAGGACGCGGGATCGGCTTAGGACGGTTACGTTTCTTCGTCGCATCCTCAGTTTTCGACCACACCAACCACGCCGCACTATCAGCAAGCCCCGCCAGCAAATGATTCGTCAGCGACCACTCAGACTGCTCAACCCCATGCACCGACCGGAACAACGCCGACGACTCCGGGGAATGCCTCACAATCACAAGCAGGTCACGCCAGTTGAACCCCTCAGAGCCCAACCAGCGCAACCGCAACCCGTGAGTTATCAGCTCATACTCGACAGCCTCCGAATGCTCCTCAATGAGAGCGCGGAGGCTTAGAGTTCCCCCAACGACAGGGCCGACTCGTCCTGCCACGCCTTGAAAAAGTCCACAACCTCACCAATAGTCAGCGTCTTGAACAGTTCCTTATCCTCGTCGGACAGGATCTCGTCAATGAACCGCTTCTGAACATCCTTGTCATCGAGCCCGCCCAGTTCTTCCACGAACGCATACGGCAGGTTCTCGACATAGGTTGCCTGGATCGTGTCACCGTCATCCGTGGTAAACGTGAACTTCTCCGACTTCGGGTGACGCTTCGTCTTCTTATCTTCAGGCTGCTTAACTGCCATGGTGATTCCTCCAAAAGTTGTTGTGGTGATTGCATCCGCGTGTGGTGATTCTTGGTATAGGTGGGCGGGGGAGAATCACCACAAAACACCCCGCCCACCTAGTCTTCTAACTAGGCCGCGTCAACCGCAGGGCCAGTAATGTACTTGTACGCCTCGTTGCCCGACTCATCCGCGTAGCAAGTCAGAGTGACTTCATAACGGATGATGTCGTTGTGCGAGTACGTGACCCCACCAACAGCCGTGATCTGACCATTCGGGATCACAATGCGGATCCGGTTCTCGCCGTCCTTCACCTCAAACAGGTACGGCTTCACGGGCAGCTGGTTCTTGTTCACCGCAATCGCCAGCTCGTCGTAAGCCGGATCAACAGCAGATGTGGTGTTCACGTTCTCAACACCGTGAACCTCACGAAGCACAGCAGGGTTCGTCTCAATGAACTGGAACGTGTAAGACAGGCCAAACTCGGTCTGCACGGTACGGGCCAGCGAACCACCCCAAGCACGGATCTGCTCAGTGGAACGGTCAGCCGTCTCAGACAGCCCATCCTCACCAATCAAACCAAGAGCAACGAAGCCAGTAGTAACAGCCGAAGAAGAAGTCGGAAGAGCGGTGCCTTCAGGTGCAGAAAGAACTCCACCAGTCGCGCTAAGCGGGGCACCCACAAGTGCGTTGTTCGCCACGATAAGTTTCCTTTCAAGAAACGGGCATAAAAAAACACGGGAGGTGCCCCGCGTCGAGAGTTATTCAGTTATGGACGGTGCTATTCGGACTTAGCCGACTCCGCCTTAGCAGTCGTCGTGGTCTTTGCAGGGTCGGTCAGACGCCAACCCGCAGCCTTCCACGAATCAGTTTCCTCAACATCACGAGTAACACCCGTGATGCTGGGATGGTAAACAGTCCTCGTCTTGCTCATATCGTCAACCTGCCCATCTGAGTTAGCATCTCAACAGTGAATTGGTGCCGGTGAAGTTCCGGCGCGTCATAATCATCAAAGGTCACAGGTGGGGAAGGCACGCACTTAGCCAACCCAAGATCCGGTATGGCCTGCTTCTTGCCCGCGTACTCGAACACCCCGAACAGGCGTTGCGCGAGGTCGAACGAATCGCCCTGGTTAGCACCCCATACCTCGACCAGGATGCGCGGCTGATCCCTTACACGATCCTTAATGGGTTCACCACCAACACGCGACACACGGATCATCCCCGGCACACGCTGAGCCGGAACACGAGTTGATGCGTTGTACTCAAGGTCACGTAGGAACCCGACCACAGCCGCCTCAACATCCAACGGGACAAGAACAACCTCGCCAAGTTCAACCGCCACGGCCAGCCTCCAACGCCCTCAGAAGGATGTTGTCACGCGAGTTACGCACACGAGCCGAAAACGAGATAGCACGAACCGACGCACGCGCACGATTACGCCCGATCATCGAAGACGCCTCAAAACCAGGACCAGCAGCAGCCGCAACACGCTCAGCACGCCCACGAACATCCCGCAAAACCTCGGGCGACTTCAAAATCTCAGCCGCAGCTTTCCGATTCCACTGCGCAGCCATCAGCCCTCACTCCTCACAAGATTGAACTGAACACCGCCATGGGAACGCCGAGCCGAATGAGGATTGCCATCCCAAACCGCAGGTTCGCCCTCAACTTCATAAGTAAGCCCATCAGCGATAACCCGGTCATGAGCAGCAACCACAGTCCCCAAAGGCGCATAGACGGTCAGCCCCGTGATAATCGGACGCCGGCCCACCTCATCCTCCTCAACAGACTGCCGAGGAGACACCACATAGACACCGACATCAACCGGGGCCGCGTACCCCGGAACAGGGTTGCCATAACGATCACGAGTCGCATCCTCCTGATAACGGAGAACCTGAATAACCTCAGAAACCCGCCGCATCAAGCACCCTCGAAGATCGGCTCACCAGCAATATCAGCACCACACGAGCAATACGCCGCACCGAAGTTCAAATTGCACCAAGGCAAATGAACAACAGAAGCACCAGCACCAATGTTCACGCCGAACGCACGCTGAGCCCCACCACCAAGGGCCAACTTCTCCTGCTTAGTCAGATAGAAATCACCATGCGGGTTAGTTGGCCTGAACGTGTCCTGAAACGGCCCCGTACTCGACTGAGACGACTCCATACCCACGAACTCATCCACAGTCATCGCACGCCGCACAACAGCGCACACAACCCGCCTACGAGTCAAAGGCGGAGCATCCACAGCAGAAGGGCACGTATCCAAGATGAACTGAGAAGCGTCCTCAAGCAGTGTCACCGCGAAAGCGTCACCACCAGGGGGGAAGTCGGGCCACCTAGCCTTCAGTTCATCAAGCGTTGCGAACGGGAAAGGTTCAGCAGCCACGACTTACCTCCTACTGTTCTTTGCGTGCGCGAGGCTTTCGGGTGGGCTTAGCCTCATCCGCAGAGTCAGCCTTGCTCTCAACGGGGGACCAATCAGCCCCCAGTTGAGCAGCAGTAGCGTCATCCACGTTCACCACAACCCCTGTCATAGTGTTCGTGAGACGCGGCATTAGGCTGCGGCGTCCTCGACCACGGCGAAGCGGTCGGTGAATACGTGCCATCCGTACACAATTTCCAGGCGCAGAGCGATCTGGTTGTTGCGCTTCAGGTCACCCTGACCATCGGGGTCACCGAAACGGATCAGCTCGACCGGAAGTTCACGCTGAACACCCCAGCGGATGCCGTTCTGGAAGTCACCAGCGATAGCACGAACCTTAGTGTCAACTGCTTCAGGGGTACCCGAAACGGTGTTGCCCTGCGCGGTATTCACGCCCATGAAGTTCGTGATTCCGGTGCCGAAACCAAGCTGCGGGTAACGCTGCGTACCCGAGGGGGAACCGTCAGCGTTTTTCGTCTGAAGGTTAGCCAGAGCCCAAGCGAACTTCGGGTCGATAGCGATACCGTTGACACCCCAAGAAGGAGTCGCCTGCACAAGCATGCCAACAGCAGCGCGAAGGTCAGCATCAGCGTCAGCAGTGCTAATCTCAACACGCTTCGTAGTCGCGTTCAGGTAGTTAGTCCAACCAGCAATCGGGGCACCCGTGAGCGGGTTAATGCGGTGGTAAAGGCCAAGATCCAGTGCACGCGAAAGCGCGACCTGACCAGCGCCGGCAAGATCCGAAAGGATGCTGAGCTGGTAATCCTCAGAAGCCCACTGGACTTCCTCATTGAAGCGCATAGTGACCTGCGCCTTCTTCGGGGTGGACTTCACAGAATCGTACCCACCAGTGGTGGACGCCTTCTGCGCGCCTTCCTCAACGAACTCCGCCTTCGGGAAATCGTTGAAGATGATGTACTCAGTCTCACCGAAACGCTGCGGCTCACGACCGGACAGCGCGGCAACGGTGGAAAGTGTGCGGGACTCTTGGATCATGCCATCCGCGATATTGCGGGGCAGCAGAACCTTAGCTTCTGCGGTACCGAAAACAGCCACGTTAGGGCCTTTCTGTTAGTTAGTTGCCGAACAACTTCCGGGCGGCTTCCCGCTCCGGGCTATTCGGAATCTTGTCTGGTGCTAGTTCCTGCCCAGGAATGACGGGCCCGGATGGTTTGATGAGTTCGGCAAGCAGGGCCGCGTGGGCCTCAAGCTCCTCAGCGGTGTTACCGCGTAGAGCGTCGGCGGGCACACCCTTTTCCTTCGCAACCTTGGAGATAAGCGCACTGCGCTCCTTCTCCTGCTCGAAAGACTGGATCTTGCCGGAAAGCTCACCGTTCGTAGCCTCAAGCTCACCAATACGCGACTGGAAAGTCTCAACCTGAGAAGCCGCAGCCTTCAAGTCGTCATAATCCGCGTACTTGCTACGCTCTCGTGCTACCCGATCCTGGATGATCCGATCTAGATCCGCCTGCGACGCAGGCGGCGTGTAACCGGATCCCGGCTCGTTTAGTTCTCCCGCTGGTGCGGTAACTTCAGTGTTCTCGGGCACGCCGAAACACCCCTTTCCGTTTGGCCTCGTCAGGCATTAGATGGACCGCACTAACGGGTGCGTACCGCTTCAGCGGGAGACCGCTAAGTCTTATGTGGTGTTCTTGTACTGCTCATAAAGCCGCTTCGGGTCATACCCGAACTCGACCCGTGCGCGAGTCTCATCCCACACAGGCAGAATGTTGCACCGGCACTTACCATGGAACTTCTTCGACTGTCCCGCAGTGTCCTTCGAATAGACGAACCCGCGAGAGGCAAGCATCAGACAGAACTTGCACGCGCCCGGTTCCGGGATCCGCCCATAACCAGCGCCATCCTTATGCGCGGCCTGAGCGACAGTTTCCCGACCAGGCTGCAACGCATACTCGTTAGCCATAGAGCCAAGGAAACCGGCGAGAACGTCAGCTTGGGCGGTGAACAGCGGGCCATCTAAGCGTGTAGCAAACCCCAGACGCGCATTCACCTGTTCGACCGGCGTAGAAGGCGCGAGAGGGGCACGAAACGAGCCGCGCACACCCTCAGAAGCCCGCAACTCGTCGTACCAATCGGCCGCAACGCTCGCCGCCATATCCCCATACTCAGAAACAAGCACCGGAACATAATCGAACAAATCAAGCTTCGCCAACTCAGGCCGGTCAAGATTCAACGACGCAAGAAACGCCAACAAATCCCGATCAACCAAAGAAGCTATACCGTCATTAGCCTGCTCAAACTGAGTTAGGAGTTGCTTCGACATCCACAACCTCCGCAGTAGGTGCCTGAGACGCCAACAAGCTCAACTGTGCAGAAGTGCGAGCCCTACGCCGCTCAACCTGCAACCGCGCAACCTGATCCTCATCAAAAACCGTCTCCAACAACACATCAGAAGACGCAAGCTCAGGATTAGCACCCGCCAACTTCACATACGCATCAGCATTAGCAGACGTAGACCTAAATTCAGGATCCGAGAACCTAGCCGACAACCGCCAAGCATCCGCAGGAGGCTCAGACAACCCATCACGAACCATCACAGCAAGCTTCGCCACAGACTCAACCGCCGAACCCAACACAAACTTGTTCTGATACGTCACATCAATCAACAAGTCATGCTCAGCCGCCCGGATAGCCTCAGCCGAAGACGGATTGTCATGAATGATCCCCAACGAATGCGGCGGAATCCCAGTCTCACCAGAAAACGCCATCGCCACAGTACGAATCATGTCCGAATGCGGGGTCATCGTCGCCTGCTGCAACTGCTTAATGTTCGGCGCGTTCCCATCAGCATCGCGAGTCAAAGCAACCAGGCGGTCCATCGCAAGCTTGAACTTCTTCTGCTCCGAAACAGAACCATCAAACGCATCAGGGTCAATACCCTCAATCGCGAGCTGCGGCGACGAATAGAACTCAGCGTTGCCCTCCATGCGCACATACCCGCGCACAGCCATATCCGTCAACGCCATCACCGGATTACTAATCCGAGACCGACCAAACGGCTTATTCAACTGCGGGTCATAAGTGAAAGGCACAGCCAAAGCCCGCCCAATACGATTCGCGATCCGCTCAGCAGACCAACGCCCACCAGCATCACGCTCACACCGCAACACAACATCACGCAAATACACAACAAACGCCGCAGGACGCTCATCACGAATCTCAGAAATCGTCAACGCCGCACGAACCGACCTCGAACGACGATCCCACAACGCAGCACACGACTCAGCCGAATGAGGCTGAATCTGCACAGGAGCCTCACCATCAGCCCCACGAGCAACCGTCATCAACGACATGCCATGCTTATACGCAGACACAATGCTCTGCGACAACTCAAGCCCAAAATTATTCGCCGCAAGAGTCTCACCCAACTCAAACGGATCATCAGACCCAGGCAACCGCAAACCCTCAAACTGCGAACGAATCGCAGCCTTACGGACAGCCATCGTCGCCCAACCCAGATAAAACTTCGCGTTCTTCAACTGAGGCGGCAACATCAGACCAAGATCCTTGAAAGCCTGCTCGCCGTCATAGTAAAGCGAACGCTTCAAATTAGTGTCACGCCGGTCATTCCACGTCTTCAACAGACGAACAACCAAAGCCATCTCATCATCAGCGACGTTCCCGATCCGCAGACCGTCAATATCAGAGCTAGTCCATTCACTCACAAGAACACAGCCCTCCTTCCAGGTCTACGTTTCGTAATCCGAGCACCCCAATGAGCCATAGTCACCGCATCCAACAACGCGACACTGCCCCCATCAGGCGGGGCCCACCCAAAACCACCAGTCGCACCGATCTTCCGCTTCTCAGCAGCCTTCACCTGCTCATCAAGCACACCCTGCCCACGATGAGACAAACCACCCGAACCAATCGCCGCCTCAAACATCGAATGAGCAGCCACAACCTCATCAGTAGCCGGCGTCAAAATCACACTCTTAGCCACACCCGCATCACGCAACGCATTCACCAGAAAGCCCACCCCAGACTTCCCATCAACCACGATCTGAGCCGCAGACTCATGCCGATCAACCAACCAATCAACAAGCCACTGCGTACCATCACCCATCGACGCAAGCTTGATACCCTCAACATGCACCGGCCCCTCATCAGGACGAATCGCAGCAGCCAAAGCAACCGACGAACCATCCACCGAAAACCGGACACCAAACACACGCCGACCATCAGACGGAACACTCGTCGGCTCAACCTTCAGCGCATCCCACGCCTTCGAACTGATCGCCTTCTTTGTGAGCGCGGCCTCATCCCAAATCCCTAGACCTTCCCGCAGGAAGGAATCAACGGAACCCAGCAGCTTCCGCATCCGCAGAATCGCCGTCTCAGAAGTGCGCCGAGGATAAGACGGATTCGCCTTAGCCCACTGCTTCCGATCATCAGGGTTAGCCTTCGGATCCGCAGACATCTCGACATACAAGACATCCTCATCCTCACCAGACAAAGCCGCAGCACGCCGATTCAAGAACACTTCACCAGGATCAGAAGGACGTGGAGGTGTGCCCATCATCAACACAAGACCATTCGGTGCAGCGTTAGTCGCCGGCACCATATCTTCCATAGCCTTCTCAGTAAGGATCTGTGCCTCGTCGAGAACCAGTACGTCCACCTTCGCGAAACCGCGCCCAAAACCAGCTTCACGAGCACCAAACAACACCCGTGAACCATTCGCGAACTCGACAGCTTCCGTACCCGCACCTGTAAGGACACGATGCACAAAAGGAGCCACAGTAGGACGCAAAGCTGTAGCACTCATCGACTTGAACGTCTCGTTATGAGTGCGTGCCCGGTGCGCAGACCAAAGAACAAGCGTGTTCGGATTAGCGATACACAGCGCAAAAATCAGCGCACCAATCGTGTACGTTTTCCCCGACTGCCTGGGGATGCTAATGACAGCGCCACCAATACTGCACGCATACTGACCATTCTCTCGCTTAGCGAGAATTGTGGTCATCAAACCCTTCTGCCACTCGTCAATCGGCGTACCCATGCGCTCTAACTGACGCTCAACATTCGGCCAAGCCGTAGATACAATCCCCGAAGGAATCACCAGATGACGAGCAACCTCAGATAGCTTGCGGTCTCCACTTTGCATCAGAGGAACCATGCGAATCCTCCTGATGTGTACTCTCAGATTCCTGAATCTCTAGCGACTCAATCTCCTTGGAAATCTCCCGCGCCTGCCGCATCAACGGAGCCAAATCACGCGCCAATGTCTGTGAGTCGTCAATATGAGCAGCCAAAACACGCCGCATAGCCCTCAGTTCATCAAGCCGCGTGCCGCTCTCCGCCGCGCCAGTCACAGTGAATGGTGCCGCCCGTTCATCAGGCTGCACCGGACGCAACTGCTTCTTCCCCGCCATGGCACCGCGCCCCTTTCCATTCCTCGACCGTCTTGGCGTTTTTACTCGTATTGCAGCGGTGGCATGCCAGCGCAGTGTTATCAAAGGTGTGCGTTCCACCTCGACTGATCGGCATAACATGCTCAAGCGAAGCCCTATTCGGGGCTATCCCCTCACCGCGAGGACAACGAACGAAGCTCATCTCAACTCCGCAGTAGCAACAAAGGTCACCGTCCCGCTTCCGCAAAGCGGCGACGGTCACATTTTTATCCGTCAAGACCTCAGCCATGCGAGCGCGGCGAAGCCGGACGCCATCCGAAGCAAGCTCGATCCGCTTTTCCTTGTTCCGCTCATAACGCGCCATATCCAAAGCGCGCATATGATCCCCGCGCTCAGCCCGCCGCGTACGCTCATACGCAACACGATCATCAGCCACAGTCAGGTAATACTCCTGCATGTACCCATTACGGCAAGGCTTACAACGAGCCCGATGCCCACCCGTTCCACCAGCATCCTTATGGAACTCAGCAAGCGGCTTACCCACACCGCACGCCTTGCAAATCCGCAACCCATCGGCAGTCTCCACAACCTTGTGAGCGCTACCCCTACCTCCGGCCAGCGGGTCGCCATGCTTGCGGTTACGGCTCCAATGAAGCTGGCAGTACCCCTTCGCGACGTACTTACGTTCACAACCCGGCAAAGAACAGGTACGATTAGACACGTCGAACTCCTAAACAGTTCGTCCAAAGCCCCGGAGTGTTGACGCACTCGCGGGGCATCTCTATTTATCTGTGGAAAAACAAGCCCTGTGGATTCGGGCTGAAAAT